CTGCGTGGGCAGCGGCGGAGTCGGTCGGGGTGCGAACGGCATCCTCGAGCGCCTCGCGGATCGCCTCATTGCTGCGGGCGGCGCTGGCAACTTTCTCGACAGCTTTCGTGAAGGCGGTTGATGTGCTGGTTTCAGCCATCCGAAGGAACTTTGCCATCTCGCTGTTGCTGTAATTGCGGAACCGACCATCGATCATTGCCATCTCGGTGGCATTGAGCCCGATGCTGGCGCGCATCTCCTTCACGACATCAAGCAGGCGCTCCCCAGCCGGGGTGGCGGAGCGAGTGTCTTCCGGGTCGATGCCGTGTTCCTCGAGCGCCTCCTCGAGCGACAGGAACTCCACCCCGCTGCCGCGCTTCTCGGTCTGCTTGTACTTGTTGATCAGGTTGATCGCACGCCGCCGGGCGACCTTGTAGAACCACGTCTGGTTGGGGATGGGAGGGCTCAACTCTCCGGCTTGGTACGCCTGCCGCCACACCTCGAACACCTCGGTACGCAGCTCGTGATTCATATCAGAGGCGTCCTGCTCCTCCATCGACAGGAACTCGCCGCTGTTGATGAGCCGGCCGATGCCGCTCAACATCATCTCGTAGGCGTCCTCGTACAGTTTCGCCTCATCGGTAATCCGCTTCTTGCGGGCCTCCTTTTCCTCCCTGATCAGCTTTCTGCGGGCCTCCTTCTCCTCCTTCAGCCGGGCCTTGGTCTCGGCGCGTGTGGCCTCCTTCAGCTCCAGCTGGTCGGCTCGCTCGAGGAACCGCTCAACGCTTTGGAGGTGCGCCTTGAGAGGGCCGGACAGTTCCATCCGCTGGAACATCCGCTGAAACAAGCGCATCAAGCGTCGCACAGGGCGACTGCGGTAGGCTTCCTCGGTGATCGACTTGGTGTGGCGCTGCTGGAGGAGTTGCCGGACAAATTCCTGCGCCATATGCACATCGTCGGCAAACTCGTTTCCGTAAAGTCTTCGGGCGGCCTCCCTCTCGTCGGGAGTCATTTGCTGCGCGATGCTGCGATACCGCCCCTCGATAAAGGAGCGCAAGTCCACCGTGGGGCTTAACTCGCCGCTCTGTATCAGCCGGGCGTACTCGGCCCGCAGCGCCTGCCCGTCAAGGTTGTGCAGTAACTCCTCCTCGAGGGCTTTCTCGAGGGAAAATTTCTTGTTCGACAAGCTGCCAAGCAACCGTTTCGGGTCGATCAGTATGGTGTCGGTCACGCCGGCCCGCGACAAGCTGGACACGCCGGCCCCGCCGTTGAGCTTCGTGAGCCGCAGCTGTCGCAGCTGGAGCAGCGACCCGAACCGCTTCGACAGCCGGGCCAGAGCCACCTCGACACTCTTGAGCATTGTAGGCGTCATCTCCTCGGCCGTCGGCAGGGGAGGTCTGGCAGCGTGCGTGACGGCATCGACCGGGCTGTCGTCGTGGACAACCTCGATCTCGGTGCCGTCGATGGTCATTGTGGCAACAGGTTCAGCCGGCTCGGGGGCCAACTCGCCGGGAATGGCCCCGTACTCGTCAGCCATCTCCACCAGCTGCCCGGCATCAATTCTCGTGTGCGGTTTAAGGTCAGCCACCTCTCCAAGCAGCGACGCGATCCGGTTGTCCACGTCGGCGACTGATTCCACGAACAAGTCTGTTGCGCCTCCGGCCTCTATGGTCTCGTGCGCGTCGGCGATCAGGTCGGCCCGCCGGTTAAGCAGTCCGCGCAGCACCTTTTTCTGTGACGGGTTGAGTCGGTTGCGCCCGCTGTCCAGCTCGTTCTCGGCCAGCTGGGCCAGCTGGGCCGAGTTGGGGCCAGCCTCGGCGTCGGCCGGCGAGCGTTCCAGCAGCGGGACGCTACCGGCCGCTTCTTCGTCGGCCCGTGCCTTTTCCAGCCGGCGACGTTCTGTAGTCTCGGCCTCGCGGCGGGTGGCGGCCAACTGTTCCGCCTGCCGGCGGGCTTCTGCCTCGGCTTGATCGCGAGCCTCCTTTAAGGCAGCGGCGCGGATTTCGGCCGCCGCTTGAATGGCTCTGGCTTCGCCTGTTGCCTGACGCATCCTGCCAGCTATGGCCGACACATCGGCCCCTTCTGGGCTAAATTTTAACTCGTTGACCAGCTCGGGCGTGATGTCCAGCCCGCTGTACTTCAGCTCCTCGACCGGGATTCCGAGGCGCTCCGCAACGAAAGCCCGATCTTCCGGGCTGACTTGCTGCGGTGCGGCGTCGGCTTCCACCCGAGCGGCCTGCTGCCGGGATAGCTCCAGCTGCTGCTGGTACAAGGCGTCGAGCCGCTCCAGTTCTCGAAGTTGCCGGGTGAGGCGCTTGTATTGACGGATACGGCGTCGCACCTTCCGTGGAGCAACGGCGAGCGCCAGCTCCCTTGCGGCATCACGGGCCTCGGCTTCCGTCTCGAACAAGTCGATGGCCTCGTCCCGGCGTGAAACAATCCACTCGCCGTCCGCGTTCTCCTCAACCGAGAACTGGGACAGCTCGTTGTGAGCCTCCTGATCCTCGATGAAGCGATCCACGGTTTCCTGATCGGCGTGACGCAGGCCGGACGGCACGGTTGAATCGTCCGGGCCAACGGTGTCCTCGTACCGATCCCACCAAAGCGGCAGGCGACCGTCCTCGCGGGCAGTCTTGACGATCTCGTCGCGGGCAGACTTCGGGAACGGGCCAGCCTCTTCGGCCCCTTCGACTCTCACTTCGGGAACCGTTGTCGCTTCGTCCGGCAGGACGGAGGCGGCGGCATCCCGCTCGTCGAGCTTGGCGGCGGTGGCCGGCGCGACACTTCGGATGGTTTCGCGCTTCGCAGCCTCCTCGGGGGAACGCCTCCGCCCGGTCGAGCTTGCGGCACCCATCGCCAGTCCAAGCGTGCCGCCGACGACGAACGAAGTCCACGCCTCCTTGTTGGCCTGCTCCAGCGTGACGCTGGGGTCGTAGCTTCCACGGGCGATGATGTATTCCCCGACCCACGCGGAGGGAGCCTCCTCGATACCGCCCTCGATCAGGCCGCCCTTGACAATCCCGCCCAGCTTTCCGCCGGTCTTTGCAGCCAGCTCGCGTGCGCCGGAGCCTTTAACGAGGATGTCCATCGCCTCCTTCGTGTTTTTACTGCCGAGGCCGGCCGCCAGCTTTTCGATGTTGAACGCACCCAGCTTGTCGGCCACCTTGCCGCCTAGGGCGGTCAAGGCGATGTCCAGTCCGCCCTGCTGCAGCGCCGGCAGCATTGCCGCCCGGGCAGCTTCCTCCTCCGAGAGACCCTGTTCCTCAAAACCTTTCCGGGCGCGCTGATAGGTGCCGCCGTAGGATTGCAGCCCGACCAGCCCAAGGACGGCCCGGCCCGCTGCTTTTCGCCCAAGGCCAGCCGCAGCAAATGTTGCGCCGCCAGCTAAAAGCGGAGTCAGGCTTCCGGCACCGCTGCCAATGGCAGAGCCCCAGCTGTCTTGGTCAACGCCGCGCTCGAATCCGGCCTCGCCCAATCCTTCCCACAGTTTGCCTTCTTCACGCAGGCCGCGCCCCATCTTGGCCGACTCGTCCGCCAGCTCCCTGAACGTATTTTCCCACTCCTCGCTGAACGGCTTCGCAATGGTTTCGAGTATCGAGTAGGCGGCCGTTCCGGTGTCGTACACGGCTCCCGCTAGGAACGATTTGCCGAAGTCCTCCCAGAACCCGTGCGGCGACTCCTCCGCCTCCGGGTCAGGAAGCGGGTCGATCAGCGGCTCGTCTGTTCGCTTAAATTCCCACGGCTTGGTCGAGGCTCCCCTTGGCGCGGTCGTGACTGCGCCACCGCTTCCTTTAAGTTCCCAAGGCTTTGGCATCAGTTAAGTCTTTTCCAGTTCGCTTCGTTTTGGTGCCCGCCTCCGATATAGACATAAGTAACCCCGTTGTTTGTCATCTGGGAGCCAACATAAATGGGAACCTGTGAAGTTGTTCCGTCAGGTTGAGGCACGTCCACTATCGCTTCCGGCGGAAATAATCTCAATATTTCTGCGTCGGCTTCCTCCGGGGTTCGCTGAAACCCTTGAGTTGTGTCTAGTAAGTCCGCTCTCTTTATTATCATTTGCTCCTTGAGCCTTGCGAATGAAGCGGCGGCAGATTTTGAGGTGGCGTAAGCCCTTTCTGACCTAACCTTTTCGTCTGTAATGAAGGTTTCTGACCGGGCACCCGTGGGGTGCGTTGTCACCGACGCCGTCCTATAAGGAGAGAAAGGCCGCAGGCTTGAACGATAGCTGTCTTCCTCAAGGTCTCCCGTGGCCGGGTTGATGTGGTCGAACGGGTGCACACCTTTGGCGACAGCCTCTCGAAAGTTCACCCCAAGCCCGTCTGCAATCGCTGACGCCCTAGACGCGGCACGCCTCTGGGTGGCTTGGAGGTATAAAAACTGACCGTTAGGCTGGCCGATTTCATTGGTTGAGGTTTGCCAGTTCAGAGGCAGTCCCCAGTTGTCAAGGAGATCGTTTTCATTCTCAACCGACTTGACGTGACGCTTGTAGTCTAGGTCGTCCTGTCGCGACTTCATATAAGCCGAGTGCGACTGGACGGCCTGCGTGTGGTACTGCCCGTAAAGTCCAGCTGGAGGCATTGGCAGTTTTTCGCTGAAGTCAGGATCGTTGGCCGCTGCCGTTAGCGTGGCGGCATAATCCTTGAGCAAGTTAAGCTGCACCGTCTTCTCGTTGTCGTCGTCCTTCTGTCTGGTGAGGTCGTAGTCCAGCTGCTTGTTGAGCAGGTTGAGCCGCGACAAGTCTGCGTCGGTCTGTCGCTCGCGGATGTCCAGAGCGCGGTTGGTCTGCGCTGCCCGTTCAGCGAGGTTGGTGTGCCGTGCTCGCTGATCTGAAACGCGCAGCCCCAGCTCCGCTCCTTTGTAGAATTCGTCCATAAGTGGCATAACTATAAATCCTTTTTACCAGCCGGGAGGAAGTGTTGGCGGTCGAGTGCCGTATGCCGCCCCACCGCTCCCTGTGAACCTGTACATCGTCTGGTTGGCTGGGCCAGCCACCGTGGCTGGTTGGCCGCTGCCACCGAATATTCTGCCCGCAAGCCTGCTTATACCGCTGAACATTCCGCCGACACCACCGAACATTCCGCCGGCACCAGCTCCACCGTCGAACATTCCGCCGGCCATCATTCCCCCGACCCCTTGCAGGGCACCGGCAAATCTGTTTATCCCCCTGTTCGCCGCGTCAGACTGCGCCTTCCCAATGGCCGCGTTGTATCCGAATCGGTTTTCCCCGATGGCGTTCTGTGTCCAGCGGGTTGGGTCAACAAACATCGACCGGGCGCTCATTGGCGTGGCGACGGCCGTGTTGCGAACGGTGGACAGGAACGGGTTAAGCGCGCCAAGGCCGGCCTGCGTCATACCGATCTGCGTCAGGCCGAGGTCGCGAGCGGTCAGGTTGCGTCCGGCTTGGCTGCCGCTGATGCCGCCGGTAACACCACTTTCAGCAGCTCGGCGCATCAGCAACCCTTGGTCGGCCATCGGGATGTTGCCGGCGATCATACTGCCAATCGCCCCGCTGGCACCGCTGACCAGCCCACCGTACCCCGGCAAGGCCCGTTCCAGATTGGCCATTAGCATCTCCTGATCGGCGGCGCTGGTTTGCTCCGCCAGCTGCCTCGACTTTTCGAAGCTGGCAAGATTGCTGGAAATAGCCGCCTCCTGCTCCTTCGCTTGGTCTACCTTTTTGTACTCTGGAATCTTTGGCCCCTTCTTGAAAAGTCCGCCAAGAACCCCCATTGCTGCTCCAATTGCTGCTGCCATATTAAATTAAACTTTCAATTCCCCCACCGCCGTGGGTGTTTAGGTTTGTCATTTGTAAAACTGGAACAACCCCGTCGCCCATATGGTTGGCCAGCTGGTTCTGCAGCGATTCAATAGCCAAGTTGCGGTACTCGGCAGCTGCTCCAAAGTCTCTGTTCTCCTCCAGCTTGATGGCGATGGCCATATTCTTGATGGAATAAAGGTCGCTCACCATCAGGACATCTGTGTCGTTAACCGCGTCAATAAAGCGCAGCTTGGCGATCACGGTGACCGGCACCTTCTTGTCGGTGCCGTCCTCGCAGCCAGCTGCCCCGCCGAGGCTGGGGATCATCGATAGGCGATAGCTGGGCAGGGTCTCGTCCGGCTCGTAGGTGGCAATGTCCACCAGCGTGGGGGCGGCCTCGTCCTTCAGCTCGTACAGCTGCACGTTGCCCTGTGTGACATCCTTCAGCACGCCGGTGATGTTGTTGAACACGGTGGTCGTATCGACGTACCCGTTGACCAGCGTGACGACTTCGCCGTCCTGATAAACCGCGTCGGCCCCGCTGCCGCTTTTCACCGTTCGCACCCAGTTGTTGTTGCTGTCGCGCCCCTGTATCGTGACGGTTTTCCCGGCGTCCGCGTCGAGGAAGGCGTAGACTCGCACCTTCTTGCCGTCCCCGCTCATCCCCTTGTGGGTGGGCGATTCGCCTCGATCCAGCAGCTGGTAGCCGACGTTGTCCTTATTGTCGAGCAGGCCATAGCCGCTCTCGACAAACTCAAACCAGCCGTTGCGAACGATGCCGGGGTTTTCACAGACGGCGACCGACTCGATGGTCTCGATCTGCCGGGGCCACGCGATGCAGCCGTCGGTGGCGCACAGGGTGAATTTGCCGTAGGTGCCCTTCCACTTGCCGCTCTCGATCAGCCGACGCTGTGCCTCGTTGATGTACCCGGTGACGCGGCTGTCTGTGTCGCAAAGGTTGAGGTGCTTCGCGACGCGGGTCTTGGCGGTTCCGAGGGTGACTTTCATTAGACCGTGTAATACTCCCGAGCGGTGCGCTTGATAAAGTAGACGCCGTAGTAGGGCGGCAGGTTGGTGAAGGATTCCGAGTTCTGGGCGGAGCCGGCCCTGACCATTCCGTTAGCCTCTTTTGACCCAGCCGTGAAAAGACCCTCTCCGTCGTCTAGCTCGGCATTTGTGTCTTTAAGCCCGCTTTCGGTGTACTTGAGGCTGTGGGAGTGCGGCGGCAAATGCTTTTCTTCCAGCGTTGTATCCTTTTCGCCGCCCGTGTTTGTCACGGCGGCGGCAAAATCACCAACACCGACCGGGAAGCGAGCGTCGAACGCGGTGTCCTGCTCCCAGAACGGGCCGGAGAAGGAGCTGGCCGTGCCGGCCGAGCCTCCGTCGTAGGTGTTGAGGTCGCCGAGACTGCCGACCCACAGCATTCGCACGCTGCTGCCTGTTGGGACGGGGTGCTTGGACGCCCATTGACCGCTGATCCAAGTGTAAATCTTGTCCGGCAGCCCGTTGATCGTCCGAATCCACGGGCGATCCTGATCGTCCACGGACGGCACGGTGTCGCCGTAGTTGAATAGGCTGTAGCTGCCCGCGACATACGCCGTGGTCTTGTCCACGAAGGTGTTGTAGAGCTGCTGGACGCTCTCGAAGCAGGTGTCCGCCGAGACGGTGCCGGCCTGCAGGATGACTTGCTGATTGGATGCCATTGTTAAATCTCCGCTGATGTGTCGTTACAGTTGCCCGTGACGGTGTAGGTGTATCGGG